ATTTACAACTCCTGTTTCTGGCACATATTCCCCAATATTATTGGATAACACATTTCCGCCAGTATCTACAATTTCTAAAATCGTGCTATGCGTTTCGCCAATTCTATTTCTGATAAACCCTACTTTACCATTAAAAGTAAAGTTATCGCTAGTGACAATAGCAGTATCCTCATCTGGCCTTGCGAGCTTATTGAGGAAGTTGACTCTGTAATCTGCAGAAACAAACCTTAAAGTGGTGGCATTGTAAACAGGAGTAAACCTATTTTCCATTTGTACTGAAACTTTTGAGGAAAGGATTGAAGCATCAGCGCCGTCAATTGTTGCTGCTAATTTAGATTTTCTGAATACTTGATTAAATTTACCTAAATTTGCATCAAAGTATGTAGCGATAGTTTGCCTAATTTTATCCTCAATACCTCTTCGGGTCAAAGCAGTGACAGATTGATCATATCTAATATTTGTAATTAAATTAAGATATGTGAAATCTGGCTGGACAATTTCAGTATCAATTGAAATAATTGATAAATTATCAGTTAGCTGATCTGTAATTCTTGTTTCCAGAGCTGTTTTAATAGGAGCGCTAACATCATCTTCATAGATAATCGAAACAAGCACCTTGCCGTATTTCGCAGGAACATTATCTTCACCGCCCCAAGCATTAACTGATTTTACTCCTGGGATTGCATTAGAAATAATCGCAATATAATCATTGGGCGTTACTAAACGACCTTGCGCCAAATAGTTAAGCGGAGCATTAAGCCTGATACTTTCGGTACTTTCTTTCTCAGCACCAAATGAGGATTTATTTACAGTAGTCACGATTGGAGTGTAAGCGATACCATTCACTTCAATTGTCGTAGTCGGTGTGAATAACTCAGCGCCGTTTGCTTTAGCTCCATTTGAAGAGATATACGTTGCTCTAATAATATTTCCCGGAGAAGGAGCCTCTCCAGTTAAAGTGCCATCACCAAAGTTAAGCTCATAAAAACCATTGAAAGTTTCAACAGGTAAATACAGCCTCGTCTCCGCACCAAAATCAGTAAGCTGTCCAGGCGTCAAATATTCAACGCCTAAAGTATCTGCCGCATCTTCAAAAACACGAAGTCTCAGCGTACTCAAGTCTAAGGAAGCATCAGGAATCACATAAACTTGTCTTTCAAGCGTTGTATCAACGAGAAACGTTTTTACCTTTTCAACGCCTTCTTTAATTGGAACAGAAAAGTTACCATCTTCGTCTTTGAATGTGTAAATACCTAAGCCAGCAAAATCAATTGTTGCTGTATATTCTTCAGTAGTCCTGAATGTGTAGGTGACATCATCTAAAGTTGCAGTAAATTCAGTCCCTGCAGGCAAGAAAATTTCTTCGGGCTTGACCGCAGCTGTTGTTAAATTGAGTGAAATATTCACTAATGCTTGTGACGCAGTTTTTGATCTAGGTACATAAGCAAAGTTTAACGAAAGATTCACCAAAGAAGAGCGTAATTGCGCTGTTTGTAAAAACGTTTCATTAAGAGCAAAGTTACCTAATAACGCATTTTGGTGAGTATTGAACGCTAAAACGTCAGCAATAGCACTTAGTCCAGAAGTTTCAAAATCATAGTCTTCAAACTCTCCTGTAGTTTTCATATATTCAAGAATACGGCTCTTGATAAATGCGAAATCTAGTTGGTTTGATGCGATTACTGTAGCCATTTTTTATCTTAACCTTGAGAATGCTGTTTCTATCTCTACTATTTCGTCTGTAGTCACGACCCTAAAACGAACGCTCACATTAATCGAATTTTTATCTAATTCGTCTTGAACCCTAACTTGTAAAAGTTCGGCTCTTGGTTCCCAATTCTGCATAGCTAATCTTACGTTTAGCTCAATTTCATCAATTGTATCAGGCGTGACAGGCTCAAACAACAAATCTCTGATGTTAGCGCCAAAATAATAATTGAAAGGACGTTCGCCAAAATTGGTTTGAAGCAAAGTTTTAACTGCTTGTTTTACAGCAGCCGCTTCTTCCTTCTTAAAGATATCTCCGTCACCTTTTTTTGCAAAAGATAAGTCAATATCCGAATATGCAGTAGCTCTCGCAGATATTAAGGATTTAGTTCCTAAACTTGCGTCCTCAAAAGAAAGTGCTTTTGTTACTGCCATTAAAGAGTTGTCCTATTTATTTGTTATTTATACAACTAATTCAGCTAATCCATTACGCAAAGCTACATTAAAATTATACTCAGTTCTTATAATACGCCTAAAATTACCTATGTATTTATTATCAACTTTTGGCATTGTTACAATAATTTGAGCTGTTAAGTTTTGATTTGGATCGACAGTATCATAACTTAAAATTAATTCATCAAACATCATAGAGTCTTTGAAATAGCATGCGATGTTAAATGCTCCTGCAGGATCAGGATTTCCGAATTCGTCAGTCACGTCATAAACAGCAACTCTACCTGTCCCTTGTAATTCTAAAATATTTCCGGGAGTTATAGTGTATGTCGTTTCTGGAAAAAATAATCCTTCAGCTACAGTCAGTCTTGATTGAGCGAACCTTCCTGTATTTGCCCTCACACCATTAATCAAAAAAGTTTGAAGGTATAAATGTTTGGCTACTTCTTTTCTTTCTTCAAAGGTCAATTCAGCAAGATAATTTCTTGCGAACATGGAAACTGAAATGCCTTTTCCTAATTTCGTCGAATTAGAAATTTCATTAAGAACTACAGGATTATACTGACGTTCAGGAATAATATGTTTGAAACGCAAATTATCCTTATATCTTAATTTAGGGACAGCGCTTAATCCATACCGATTTGTCCCATACTTTGCTTGGGATTCATTAGGAACGATTCTTTTCACAGCCGTAGGCGTCGATTGCATAAACCTAAAATTAAGCGCTCCCTTAGCAAAAGCAGTCCCTAAAAAAAGCTTATCCTGACGGTTTTTAGGGTCTCTGAGCAGCCTTCTAACTTGCGCAGGAGTTATATTATCGTTACGAATAATCATTCTAGACCTAACCCTAATTTGATTCTTTCTCTAATGTCGATAGCTTGTTTAATTTTGTTTCCGGGATCAACATCAACGGCCATGACGCCCTCATCAGTCCTATAAAGTGTATTAGCTATGTTAGCGTTGGTCGGCTCAGTGTATTGAGTGCTTATGTCTGAGATTATTGCTGAAGATGGATTTGTTGTACTCGTAGCAAAAGCAGTCAAATCCGATGCTGAAGCTATGCTATCTTGCGCATCAATACCGCCGCCCACTGATACATTATCAATAACATTTAAGCTTTGATTAATTGTTGCATCATCATCAACTAACAAATCACCAATAACTCTTAATGTGCCATCCCAAGCGTAGCCATAATGATAAACGCCCTCTCCACCTATCGTACCCCCTAAAGCATGCCATTGAGCAAGCGTAGTTGCTATTTTCATATTAGCAGCAGCGATTGACATTTTGGTTTCCGAAGAAATGTGCATGAAATCTTTACTTAAAAATTCTACCTTACCTTCAACCCAATTCGCTTGCTTTCTTTTAACGAAGGTGTTCTTAGAACCTAATACAAGTTCTGTATTAATTTTTCCAACTGTAAGCGATTTATGATCAGTTACAGTTGTTTCTTGAGTTCCTTGAATTTCCTCCACGACATCTTTTTCGACAACTTCAGTTTTGTGTCCCTTTACGGTAGTTTTCATATCACCTTCAACTGTAAGGTTCATATCACCTTTGACAGTCAAATTTAAATTACCATTATAAACTACTTGCCCGTCTCCAAAAACATACATGTTAAAGTCAGCTCCAACGAGCTGTACTGTTTTACCCTTGGAATTTACAACAAGCATTTCTTCTTCTTGTAACATTTCAATACCAGTACCACATTTATGGTTAAATGTTACTCTTGGGTCAGAAGGAGTATCATCAATTTCAAATCTATGTCGCTGGTCTGGATTTGGGTTTGTTGATTCAGTGACTTTATTATAATGGTATTTTGGTTGCGGGTTTTGTGGAACATAAAACGGATTCCCTTCAGGGAAAACTAACTTTGGTTTCCACTCATACCTTGCGGGTTGAGCTAAAGTTTTTTCCTGTTGATATTCTGGAACAGGGAAGGTTGCGTCAGGATCTTTAAATCCGTAATCACCTCCAGCGCCTTCAGATGGAGCGGCAGCGTCATTTCTTTGTTCGCCCCCTTCTCCGCTGGTATCGCTTACAGTATCTTCGCCTTCTTCTTCTTGTGGAACGTTTTGACCATTACACCCTTCAAATCCATTTTCAGAGCCATCACCAAATTGATTCGGGTCAAATTCTCCAATACCTTTATCTTTGGCATCCCACCCAGCTTGGAGGACCTCTTTTGGAAAAGCTCTTTCAGCCCCAGCTTGTTCCATGTAAGTGATAGCTTGCATAAATGTAGTGCCAAAGGCTCTATCATTATTAAATGAATTAACAATCGGCGTATATTGATTGAAATTAGGATACCCATTCTGTTGCATATAATTAACGACAGAAGGGATTACATAACCACTGGTATTATTTTCTGAAGTTGGGGATAGAATATTCATCAACTCATTTGTGTTTGATGCTCTACCATCAAATTTGGCTTGGATATTTTTTGCTAATGCCCTTGCGCCATATACAGGTGTGGCGAAAACATCATTTACGCCTTCTGCTACCGCTGTAGTGCCACATGCACCTAACCATCCAACACCAGTTTTAATATTACCTGGATTATTTGCTCTAATTGAAGCTGGACCTGCCATTAACTTACCCTTGCATACTGTATTCTTATTAATTCATCTATAGGAATAGCGCCAGTTTGACGAGTTTCTTGCGCTGTTTGAACATTAATTTTATTAAACTTTTTTCTTACATATTCAGGAACATTAAAATGAGGGTCTGATCTTCTAGTAACGTCAATATCATTGTGGCCCCATGCTTGACCACCCGGAATCACTGTGTAAAAAGCTTGCATGAATGCATCAAAAGTGTTAAACTGTTCATCAGTAAATGATCTATCAGAACGTTTTGAACTTTTTTGTTTACGATTGCCGAGCTTTCCTCCAGCAAACGCAATACCGATGCTATATTGGTTATGGTTATTAAAAGTATGAGCGCCTTTACGAGATATTGGGCGGCAAACCTGAAGAGCGCCATCCCTCTTAATGATGAAGTGATACCCAACATCCGTAAAACCACGCTTGAAGACATCCCATTGAAATAACACGTCATAATCCACATTCATGTCTCTAGTCGTGTCTGTAGCATGCACAACGACTTCTGTAATTTCTCGTGCGCATGAACGAATGTACGCTTCCATTTCTTCATATGTCTGAAGAATGGTTCTTTGAGGCACGCTTTTAAAATCTATTACTGGTATAGAAGGCGAGCCTACATTTTCAGTTAATAAATCAGATACTGTAATATTATCAGAAAGATAAGCAATGTCCACGATATCTTCTAAAATTGAAGATTGAAAATTTGCCTTATCTAACATATTAGCCGAGCGCTCAATCAATGTATCTGCTGCATCAGTTAATAACGATGCTGTCGAAGCTCCAGTAGGCAGTAAGCTTTCGTCAGCTAAGGCTTCGGAAGCTACCAACGAAGCTTCAAATAATTTTCTTTTTGTAAGAGCTGATTGGAATGTATTTTCAAATGCAGCTGATGCAGATTGCGCAGTGGCCCCAGTGACAGTTTTTGTAAGCAAAGCGCCGCCTGTTTGCGAAGTGAGCGAACCAAAGGTGTCAAGTTTATCGCTAAAGGTGGCAATACCAGTAGTCGAAACTGTGCCGTCTTCATTAAACCTTTTTCCTGCACTACCGATCACGTCAAGTCCACCGACGTTGGTGCCTATAGACGCTGCTTGTTTACTTTCATTCAGAAGCTTATACTGAAGTTTCGCTGCTTCAACATCGGTCGCCATTTGCGTTAAATCTTCTTTGAGCAGACTTAAATTTTTAGCCAATGCTGCAGAAACTGTTGCTATTGTTGTCATACATCACTCACAAAAATTTTGATTAAATCGTTGGCTAATATAGTTAGCTGTAATAATTGTGTTGTAGTTAAACTCTTACCGAGATAGTTTTCGTTAAATGCCTTAATTGCAACATCTACAGTTTGCGCATATCGAATTTTAGCTGCATTATATTCAACGCCTCTTGGCATTTCATAAAAAATGTATGCGATTTTACTATCTGGTAATTGTAAATTTAATTTATTTCTATCGCAAAATTCAGCATAACGTTTGAAGCGATCGCCCTTGAACCGTATCAGCTCTGCTCCCACGCCTTCTAAAATAATAGTCGCAGCGATAGCGGCAGCTGATTCTGGAGTATATCCCCTAGCAATAGCCGTATTAAAAATTTTGTCTGTTACGCTTGTACCTAAAATTTCAGCCATTTTATCTATGCTTTATCGGTATAATGTTTTCTTGATCAGGTGACTCAATTCTATTCAAACTTCCTAAGACAAACGGATTCTGCGATTGTTTTCCATCTAAAAAAATTCCGAAAACCCATGCGCCTTGTCTCAATCCGTTAGCAGACCTACCTGTACCACTAATCCCGCCCTCGGTAGCTGGTACCATGACGCTTGCCCAAGGTAGGTCTTCAACTTGAATATCTTCATAATAAGGAGAATGAATCCCGAAACAGCGCACTCGGACTCTACCTAATTCTTCGGGATCGTCGATGTCTTCAACGATTCCAAGGAACCAGCGCATATCATCGCCATAATATTTTTCAGTAAAATTTTCCATTATTTACCTTTGTAGAATTGCTCGGAAGCGATTTCAGGGTCATTATCAATTTTAATGCCTGTAATCATTACTGAATGTTGACTATTCTTAAACATGTTACGTATATTAGTTATTACATATTTACCAGAACGCTTTTTGTCTTTAATTTGTTGTTTTGTAAAATTCTCTTCAATTGGGCGATCTTTAATAACAAAAATATCAATTTGATTTTGCCCTATTAAATCTTTACCTAAAAACGCAAATCCCGGTAATTGAAAACTTGCCATTCCTTTTACGACGAAGTTTTTAAATCCATGACGTTTTGATTTTAGCAAATGCTTATCGAGCGTTTCTTCTTCATTATATGAAAATAAATCTTCAAAAAGTTTTTTGGTAACCACTTGTGAAATATATGAACCATTCGCTGTGGATGAATGATTTGCCTCCCCAAGTCCAGGAGCATTTCTAGGAATATAATCATCCCGACCATTTGGCTTGGGCATTGCACCTAAAACTTCCAAAAGACTATAATGTCCTTCCAATGTTTTTTCTTCATACGTATCAATAAAATGATTATGTGAACCGTATGCATCTTTGTTCAATAGCTGTAACGCATCTTGATTTAGAGCAAAGTTCATTGTCGCAATTTTATATGTCAAAGATTCAAAGGTTTCTCTGCTATATAAAGATTCTTGAGTTTTCGTTGGTGTTGTATACGAAAATGGTTCGCTGTTGAATGCACCTTGACCCAGTAGATCGTTTATTGAAATAAGTTGTAAATTTTGCTTATATAAACTTGAGTGTAGAAAAAACTGTCCCCCCATACTTGTTGTACAACGGTCTTTTAGCCATTTCATTACCTGTAGTGGGGAATCTGTAGCTGGCGTCAAAACTCTCATTGCGCTTTGTATTGAGCTCGATCTTAGGGCTACGTTTATACCAAGCTGTTCAGTAGCAATCGTTTGTAAAATTGATTCAGGTTTACCAGTATACGCTCTACTAAAAATTTGTTTCGAATCTTTGTAGGCATGGAAATCAATAAAACTTAAAACATAAGCAGAGGCAGTATCGTTTGTTTTTTCTTGTTTTCTAATGTTATTAATCGCAAACGATTTTTTAATTTTAACTGCATTATAAATGTCGGTAACTGTTATGTCGACTCTTTCTTGACCCAAAAAATTAACAAAATTAAAAATATTTGCAGAATCAACAATAACAATAGTCCCACTTACAAATGGATCTTTCAAACTTTCAAAAAAGTTTAATTCAATAACCAAATTGCTTACATCAACAACATCGCCATCAGCTGCAGTGATCTTGACTGTGTATTTCCCGTAATCATATGGTGTAGCGATTTGTCTTGCCATTAATAGTAACCACCGCTACCTGTGCTAGTTGAACCCACATTAGAGATAGCGGCTGCGCTAGAAGTTGTAATCGTTTGTCCAGCGAATGTCGTAACAGGCTGAGAAGAACCTGTCACTTGTACGTTACCAGTTCCTGTATTTGTAGTATTAATGATTTGACCCGTATCATCTTGTTGCGATTCAATTAAAACATCTTGGAAAGTCTTAACAATATCTTCAGCAACACTTGGGCGCAAAACTCGAATAGATTTTAAAGCATTATTACTTTTTTCGTATCTATCCAAGTAAGTCACTTGAGTTAAGACAGCTGGATTAAATGTAGACAAATTTTGTTGAATATGAGACTCCAACTGCGTAACATTATCTTCCAGTGCTTCAGCTCTGGTCGTTGGAGCCGGAGTTGTGACTGTTGAGGTTGTTCCGTTTGTAAATTTATTTAAATAAGTTTTGGTGCTAAGTGTGGTATACTCATAAGTGATACCAAAAACATCAGTCTCCAAATATACATTTAATTGATTATCAACAATAAAAAATAGGTTTATTGTAATGTCGTACTTACTGCTGTTATTAGGGTCAGTGACGGCAATAATAGATGAAAGTGTAGTATTCAGCTGCGAATAAAGTTCAGTAAAGTCAGTGTCTTCAGGGAAATGATCGACAAAATAACTGTTCTCTGTTCCATCAATTCCAGTGAGTTTACCTAAATCTAAAGGATTATCCACTACAAAATCGTTATTTGTTTTTACTGCGACTTTGAATAACGATCCTGTAAATTTATAAAATCCTCTATCAATATTTCTTTGAACATTCGTCATAGGAATGTTTGACGTGTAATCTCCTATAGTAGAAATTGTAAGACTTTTAACTTCTGCTGCTGCAATTTCTGATTCAGAATCTCCTGCAGCTTCAATTGAAAAAGTCATTTTTTGAACAAAAGGAGCGTTTGGAGTTATATCAACATAATTTCCATCAGCGTCTTCATAATGATGAGTGGCAAGGTATTCGGCCGAAGAAGTATCAACAATAGCAGAACGTGTAATTCCTTCCTCATCCGTTGTGATAACTTCGCCATCAACAAAACCTGGATTAACAGCGAAATTCATCACCTTTAAATTAAAAATAAAAGGTAAGTTTGCATAAGCGATACCAAAATTATACTCAACAAAAGAATATCCAACACCGCCACTAACGATAGTCGGCTTAATTGGAGAAGGAGCTGCTCCTAAAAGAATTTGCCAATCACCGCTTTCAACAAACCTCTCTCCAGGAGTAGTAAGCTCAAGCTTTACATATCCTTTTACATCTGTCGTAACGATAAGTTGACGATCTACAGAAATCCTACCAACAATCAACTGACCAAAATCTAATCTTTTCCTTAATATAACAGCTGATGAGCCAGAAGTGTTACCTGTGATAATACTTCCTATTTTAAAAGTTTCTGTAATATCTGTTCTTGTATTAATTGTAACATTTGGATAATCTGCTTTAGCTTTTGCTAACAGATCAGCGTTTCTGATCGGCCATCCTTGTAATTTAATATTATCGTTAAGAATAGGGAATGTCCAATGTAAATCTGAGCGCCCATACAATAGTTCAGAAATCTGATCTGGGCGATCTCCATCTTTGAGATTATAATATGTGTAAAACGCTGCGTCATTTTTTGCCTGATCTACAAGATCAACATAAACACCAAGATTTTGGTAGACTGTGGGATTCGGTTGATCCCCAAACGTATAATTGATGAGCGGGAAATTAGAAAAGTATGACATTAAAATCCATCCACAATATCTTCTCTTGAGAGTGTTGTTTCTTCCTGAAAGGCAAGCGAAATCCCGATTTCACTAAACCTGTTATCATAATGAAATGAGCCAGAACGTGGATTATATTGCGTCGACACTGAAGTTAAGTAGCAAGGCAAAAGTTTATTTGCTACCTGTTCGCCTTTGTACGTAAACTGAATTTCAAATTTAGTCGGGAACTTGTATGCAGCGCCGCCTCCTAATTTTTCAGGATATAAATTTAATCTAAAAAATTTAACGATTTCCTCTGAGGCTGCAGCTTCAGCTTCGCTTGCGGGAATCATGATAAAGTTAAAAGCAAACTGACGAAGAGCTACGTCACGAAAGATCGATCTTCTATGTGGGTTCGCTGTAATTCCTGTTCCTGCTGCTACAGCCGAACCAATAAAGCCTTCAGCTAAAGCTGCGCCGATAGCTTTTGACTCTGGACCGAACAAGTTACTCATAACTTTATCTGCAAGAGATTGAGCTGGGTCTGTTAATGTTTGAAGACCCTTTGTCCCGCCGCCTTCATAAATATCCTTTGCAGCAAAAGCGATACCCGAACCAATCAATCCTAAATCAGTATTTTCATACCCAACTGCGTCATTGATCGTAACTCCTTGAGGTAGATAAAGATTGACGGATCCTCCAGAAACTTGAACTTGTGTGTTTCCTACTGCCTGTTGTAAACCTACATCGCCCCCACCAGATGCTGCACTTACTTGGCCAGCAGCACTTGTAGAGTTAATAGCTTTAAAGCTTATTCGCCCTTCATAACGTTCATCAGTCTCTATGGGAAAGTTAAGAGCCACTTATTTACCTATAAATAAAGTTGATTTTTAATTTATTTATATGGGCATGATGAACCTATGGATTTTGATTTAATCTATGAAAACATATAAAGGACGTTACAAAGTAAAAAACCCTAAAAAGTATGCGGGAGATCACACTAATGTGATTTACCGTTCGGGTTGGGAACGCTGGGCTTTTCGCTGGTGCGAAAATAATTCTGAAGTGAAATCTTGGTGCTCTGAAGAAACTGTCATTCCATATATTAGCGCCATAGATAATAAGTATCATCGTTACTTTGTAGATTTAAAAATAACTATGAAAGACGGTAGAACTATCTTGGTTGAGATAAAACCTGATAAACAAACTCGTCCACCTTCCAGCAGAAGAAGAACAAAAAAACATATTAACGAATCGCTTGAATATGTTAAAAATCAGTGTAAGTGGAATGCTGCTGTTAAATACTGCAAAGATAATGGATATGAATTTCAAATTTGGACAGAAAAAACTCTTAAAAAGATGGGTATGAAATTTTAGAATGACTTTACGTCTGTTTTATGCAGAAGAAAGTAACATAGCTTACCTACGCACGCCCAAGTGCGCTGGAATGACTATGGAAAAAACTTTTTTAAATTTATACAAATATGAAAATGTGCATGCCTTTCCTGCTAATAAAGTTGAATTTATTGAAGGAGCGAAGACGTTTATTGTAGTCCGTAATCCTTGGGATAGGGCTGTAAGTCAATTTGAATATTGCAGAAAAATGGGCACTCACTATTCTACGTTTGAAGAATTTATGTTGACGGATAATTTTTTAATGCCTCGACTTAGTAAATCATACTTAGATGATGCGAGTTTTTATTTAAAATTTGAAGATCTTGAAAATGAAGTCAACAAAAAATTATCGCCTGAAAATAAAATTAACCTATCGCATTTCAATTCTTCACCAAGGCAATTCGATAATTACCGCAACTATTATACGTCAGAATCCTTAATTGATATGGTGCACACACTAAATAGACAGTTAATAGAAAAAATTGGATACAAATTTTAATGGCAAGTTTGTTTCAAAATCTTGAGATTGAAGCATTTAGAGCTGGCATCACTCCAAGAACAAAGGAATCAATTGCTTGGTTTCGGAAAAAAGCTCGCACATTACGACCCAACAGAAACGATTTGATGAAAGATGATGAACTTCTTTTGCGAAATCGAACCGCTGTTGGCAAAATGTACATGTATTTTTATGATCCAAAAAATAAAAAAACGTTGCCATACTATGACCGTTTCCCGCTGACAGTGATTGTTGGACCAGCTCCTCAAGGGTTTTATGGCTTAAACCTTCATTATTTACCGCTAGATATTAGAGCTAGATTCTTAGATGCGTTGCTAGACACAATAAATAATGAAAAATATGATGATACAACTAGATTTCGCATTTCTTATGATATGCTTCAGAGAGTGTCTAAATTACGAGCGTTCAAACCTTGTTTTAAAAGATACTTAACGAATCATGTTCGTTCAAGATTTGCTATGGTGCAGCCACCAGAATGGGAAATTGCTACATTCTTACCAACTGCTGACTTTGAAAAAGCGAGCCTCACGACAGTTTATAGAGATTCACGTAGGATGATAAGAAGGTAATGGCAAGCATAGAAGATTTAAAAGGTACAATTACTTCTGGAATTTCAAGGGCCGATAGATTCAGAGTAAAGTTGCCTGCAGAGTTTGGCGTCGATGGCCGCACAGTTGATACTCTGTGCCGTGCTACTAATATTCCTGGCCGTCAAATTACAACAAATGACCGTACGATCGGTATGATTACCCAAAAAATGCCGTATGGCTTTTTATCTGAAGATGTAAATTTAACGTTTTTATTGGATCAAGATTATTCAATGAGAACCTATTTCGAAAATTGGCAAAAAGCTATTGTTGGTTTTGACACTTATGAATTATTTTATAAAAGCGGGAGTAACGGTTACGGCAAAGATGTAATCATTGAACAATTAAATCATGGGGACGGATCCGTCGTATACGCATGTAAATTGATAAAGGCGTTCCCTACGACAATGCAAGCTATTGAACTTGGCGATGACTTACAAAATCAAATTGTTCAATTAAATGTACAACTCTCATATACCGTATGGGAGCCAGCCTAATAATCATGGAGAACCAATATTATGGCTTTACCAAAACTTAATGAGTCGATTAAATATTCTGTAAAAATTCCTTCTACTGGCGAAACAGTTCGTTATCGCCCCTACCTCGTGAAAGAGGAAAAGGTCTTGATGATTGCCCTTGAGCAAGGGGATCAGCAAGGATCGTTAGAGGCAATCGCCGATACACTTGAATCCTGTATTGACGAGCCTGTCACGATCAGAAATTTGCCTATCTTTGACATTGAATATCTTTTTACACAAATTCGTTCAAAATCTGTTGGCGAAACTAGCGATATTCAAGCTAATTGTAGTGAATGTGATACGCCAAATGAAATTAAAGTAGATATTTCAAAAGTAAATATTAAAGTTCCAAAGACTGCTAATGCTAAAATAATTAAATTATCAAATGATATTACTCTTGAAATGAAATATCCTACCTTGCGGGATATTGGACCAAAGCTGAATAAATACATTGATGGTAATGAAACTGATCAGGCGTTCGATATGATCGCCGCTTGTATTGACGCTGTACAAACTAAAAATGAGCGTCTTTCGCTTGCGGATGAATCTGAACAAGAAATTCAAGCTTTTATTGAATCCTTTTCGACTGAACAGTTTATGAAAGTAAGAGATTTTATTGAAAAGATGCCGAGATTAAGACATGAAGTTAGTTTTAAATGCGGCAATTGTGAACATGATAATAAAATTACATTAGAAGGAACGGCTGATTTTTTTTAGTATGTCTCTCTCATGATACTTTGACAAACCACTATCAGGTTAATTTTCAATTGATGCAACATCATCATTATTCATTAACCGAGATCGATAATATGATTCCTTGGGAGAGAGAAATCTACCTCGCTATGTTAATTGCTTATTTGGAAGAAGAAGCCGAAAGACAAAAAAAGAAAGCGTAATAAATGGCAGAAGCAACTCTTAATGACGTAACAAATCAATTAATGATTTTAAATGTCCAGCAAGGTAATACTACCGATGCCGTAAACTCTCTTGTAAAAAGATTTCAGGAGATGCTGGCGTTTAATAAAAGAAAGTCGTTAGATGACGCTGAAGCTGCGAGGGAAGCGAAAAGTCAAGCAAGAGGCGAAAGGACTAGGGCAGGTGCTCAGGCACCTACCGTTGGCGTAGGCATCGGCGATGCATTGCTGGCTGGAGCGGCATTGACCTTATTCGCTTTCAATGACCAGATAAAAGGGTTTATTGATGGCGTTCAAGAGAATCTTTTAAATTTCGTAAATAACGTTCAAAAAATCTTTTTCACTTTGAATCAAGGTCTAATTCGACTTGAATCTTTTATTAACAATCGAATTGTAAGTAGAATTGGGGATTTAATCCTCGATTTCAGAACTAACCCAAAGCTTGTAAATATTTCAACAAAAGTTGAAAAAACTTTGACTAATCTACGGGGCATTATTGATGATGCATTTAAGTTTGTTGGTAAAATATTTGAGGTTTTAGGTAGTGCATTCAGATTCGTTGGAAGCATTTTCAGAGTT